TACTTGCGGGCCAGGTCGGACTGATTGTCCCCGGTGAATTCATCGTAAATCTGCTGGTCGCGCTGCGTCAGTTTATACGACAGCCCCATCGGGAAGTAGATGTTCTGGCCACCCCAGTGCGCGGCCATCCGGTTGGCGATCTCCTGGCTGACGTGGTCGGCCTTGTCCTTGTCGACCGCCAGCAGTTCGACCAGGCAAATGGACACGTGCTGCGCCATGTCGACCAGCAGTTCAGGCCCTTTGCTGCGGAACTCTTTCATGCTTCCTCCCTTGCCTTCTTCAAAGCCAGCGTCAGGGCCTCCCAGGCCCAATGCATCGGATCGAACGTCCGGCGCTCGAATGCGCGCCGGAGCACGCCGTTGAGGTGGACTCGCTCCTCCTCGGTCAGATCGATGGCGCGGACATCGTTGGCGAGCTTCTCGACCACGCCCGGCAGGAAGCGCATCGCCCACTTCTTGAGAGTCTCGATCAGAGTCTCGGCCTGCGCACCGCTGATCCACTGGAGTGCATCCACGCCGACGATGCGCTTGACGTAGGCCGCCAGCGCCTCCTCGGACGGGTTCGTGACCACGCCGATCTGGTGCATAAACAGCCACAGGGCGCGAATCTTCTTGCTCTCGGCATCTTGAGCCAATGGACGGGACGATTTCGGCGCTACGGGCCTTCTGGCGGCCTCCGCGCGGCCCTTGGAACGCACCTTGAACCCGCTGCGCTTGAGGTGTTCCAGAACCTTCTCCAGTTCTGGAACGGTCAGATCGGCAGACGACGCCTTCTTTCCAATCCGCTGCAGGATGGTGCGGTAGGTCTCGTCGTCGAGGGACAGGTCGCGCTTGGCCACGTGGATCAAGCGGATCAGGCGTTGGCGGTTGTCGGTGCGCGCCGGCTTCATGGCTTGGGGTACTCGTCATGAAGTTGCCCATCGAGCAGTCGGCCGGCGGCTTTCTTGCCGACGCGGATCAAGGCCGCCGTCGTCTTCGGGCACGATTGACTCGGGCCTCGGTACTCGGTGCCGTCGATGTTGAGAAACACGCTGCGCTCGTGGATCGATACGAGCTGCGGGATTCTCCCGTCATGCCCCCACTCGCCCCACTGCTTGAACAGGAACGGCACACCGGCCACGGCGCACTGATCACGCAGACTACGCACCCAGTCAGGGTGCATCGGTCGCGCGTTAGGCCCGCTCTCTCCCGCAACCACGACCCAGTCAATACCCCATAGCAGCGTCGCCTCCTCGATCCATTCGATGCCGATGCCGTGCTCGTCTCGGCGCGACGGAATCGGGTTCGGCTTGTCGAGACGCAGCGGGCTGAGCAACGGCTCAACGCTCAACCAACGCACAGCCGCCGGCACCTGGAGGAGGAGCGGTATGCGCTCGTCGGCGGCAGCCTGGTTTTCGGTGGTAACGCCGAACTCAAGGTTCGGCAGCGGCCACGCCAGCTCGTCGTCGCAATGCAGCGCCAGCGCCTCTTCGACGGCTTCCTTGAACTTCTCGTCGTTGAGCAGCTCGACCGCGCGCTGCGGGCGCTTCGTTAGCACCTGGAACGTGTGCCGGCGCGCTGCGGCTATGACGGCGAAAACGTCGACGATGACGATGTCGGGAACATCGTCGTGGAACAGGTCCGACATCGAGCAGACGAAGATGCGGCGCGGCTTCGTCCAGCGTAGCGGCTGGTCGAGCGCCGACATGTGGAATTGCACGTCAGTGAACTCGCGGCCGTGGTAGCGCGTCTTCGGGTTGGCCGTCAGGCGCGCCCAATCCCGCTCCGCATAGCAGTGTTTGCACCCGGCGCTGACCTTGGTGCAACCCGTGACCGGATTCCAGGTGGCATCGGTCCACTCGATGGCGGTCTTGTCGCTCACGACGCACCCCCTGCATCACTTCGCGTTCGCGCCATGCGGTACCACCCCCGGTAGTACCCCAGCATGCCCACGTACAGCGCATTGGCGGCCGTGACGAAGATGCCGGCGACGAAGCTGAACACCTGGCCAAGCCAGGGATACCAGAACACGTTCCAGACGCCCCACACGGTGAAGAACAGCACCGCCAGCACCGAAACACCGCGCGCCTGCTTGTCCTGGCGCAGGCACCAGCAGTGATGCAGCACCGCGAAGCCAGCGCCGATCTCGAAGCCGGCGTTGATCAGGTCGGGAGTACTCACAGCCGGCCCTCCACGATCTGGCGGTAGCGCGTGAGAAAGCACTCGCGCGCCACCGTGGGCGAGAACGGCTGGATGATCGCGTGCAGCGGCTCGTAGCCGTCGCAGGTCCACTTGTCGAAGTGCGGCGGCATCAGGTCGCGCTTCTCGGTGGCCAGCAGGCGCATGTCGGCCGCCTTCACCGAGGGCGGCAGCGGCGTCGCCACGCCGAAGCGCTCCAGCACCGCCTTCTCCACCAGCGATTCGAGCGCCTTGTAGTCGGGCAGCAGCGCCTTCAGCGGCGTCGCCACGTCGCCCAGGAACGCCTCCGAGGCATCGTGCAGCAGGCCGGCCAGCGCGTCCTCCGGCGGCACCGTCATGCTCACGTAGACCGAGTGCTGCGCCACCGAATAGAACTCGCGCACGTGGCCCGTGAAGCGGCACAGATGCGAAAGCGCGTGGGCGATGTCCACGATGTCGAACTCGGAGGCAGCCGGGTCGGTAAAGTTGAAGTAGTGGCCGCTGCGGGTCAGGATGTCGGGGCGCATCATGGCGTCACACCGCCGCCACGTCGAGGGGGATCGGCCGGTACTCACCGTTCTCGGCCCGCTCATATACGCGGAGGTAGCTCTTGCTGCCGACCACCTGGACGGCCTCGGAGATCGCCTGCATGGCCAGCTGCCAGCGTGAATCGGCGATCTCCAGGCGACGCAGACCGAGGACGCGGCCGGTGTTGATCTTGCCCTCCTGATCGACGCGGAAGGCGTCGTTGACCAGCACCTTCAGCTCGGCCCGACTTCCCTGGCTCCAGTCGGTGATGCACTCGTCGATCAGCGCCTTCGCTGCCTGGAGACGCTCGTCGAAGGTGATGTGCTCGGCGATGGCCCGCTGCACCTTGTAGCGGCCATCGAATGAGAGCAGTGTAACGTTGCCCTTCTGACCGCCTACCTTGGCGCCGTACTGCTCGGCGGACAGCTCGACGAAGGCGGCGATGTCGCCGAAAGCCGCAGTCTTGAAGGCGGCGATGTTGCCGTTGAGGGCGCGGCCCTTGGCGACGATCTCCCGCACCAGCTTGTCGCGCTCCAGGTCGATAGGCTTGATGGTAGCGATAGGCTTCAGGCTGCCGTCTGCGGCCTCCATGTACCCTTCGGGGATAGTGTTCGGTTGATTCGGCATTGCGTTCTCCTGGTTGAAATTCAGTTCATGGCTTGATCCACCCAGTGGCGCGTCGTCTCGCCATCGGGGTAGGTCGTTTCGATGGCGGCGCGCTCCTCGCCGTCCGGGTGATAAATCGACACCCGCATGCCATTCGGCAGCAGGCGCCCCAGGGTGGTGATGGCCTGGGCAAGGTCGGCGCGTGCCCATATATCGGGGGGAGCGCTCGACGCGAGCGGCGTCACAGGACGCGCATGGCGGCGACCGCGAACCGCCGGGGGGATCAGCTTCATCCGGCGCAGTTGGGCAATGCTCGCCACCACGGCATCCACCGAGCGATCCAGCGCCCGTGCCATCAACTTGTTCGGCTGTTCCACGCGCACGCCCTCGATCAGCACCGCGTCCTCCGTGGCAGTCCATGGCAACCCGGCACTCATGCATCCTCCCAGCACACGGTCACGCCACGGAACTCGGCATAGCCGCGCTTCTTGCCGTCGTCGTAACGCCAGAAGCGCCCCTCGGCGCGATCCAGCAGCGGCACGATGGAGCGCGCCGCGCCGCGCGCCACCCCGATCTCGGGGCGGCTGCCGCGTGCCGGGTGCAGCTCCTGGCGCACCACCCGGTAGCCCATGTCGCGCAAGGCCCTGGCGGCGCTGTTCAACGTCGCCAGGCGGCCGACGAAGCTCTCGTTGAACACCTTGGACACGCTGGCCGCCACCGAGGGCTGACTCACGATCTGCAGGACGGCGCCCATGTCACACCTCCCGCACCACATCGGCATTCACCGTGGGCGCGCCGATCTCGGCGGCCAGGTTCATGCTGGCGGTCAGCAGATTGCCCACGGCGAGGGGATAGAGCAGCGACACCGCGTCATGGCGGTCGCGGCGGTTGGTGGACACCGTGAGCTTCGCGCGCAGGGCCTCGATACCGCCGACGTCGATCACCTCGGCCAACGGCTTGCCGATGCGGTCCAGCTTGAACTTGAGGTAATCCTCCAGGCGGCCGTCGAGCGGCGACAACTCCACCACCTCGCAGCGCTGCACCACCTCGCGCACTTCGTGATTCGTTTCGGACAGTTTGAGCCGCAG